GGGTAAGAAAGAGTTCAGAACTGGATGTTTTTTACTACCCTTCATATAAGTCAGTTGGAAGATATGAGGAGCAGAAATAAAGACTCCCTTAACATTGGAGTTTCCACTTGCATTTCTATTGGCACTCATTCTTTTCTTAAGTGTCCTAATGATAAGGATAACTTCCTCTGCTTCTTTTTTATCTCTTGGGAAGAAATCAAAGTTAAACTGAAAGTTTCTTAGACCAACACCATCAAACAGAAGTTCTAGGTTTGGGTTAAATACCTGACCAGTTGCCCTTGCAATTAACTGGTTGGCACTTACGTTTCCACCTAATCCTCCAACAGCTGTTGCCGACAAAGCATTTTGAAGTGCCCTCTGTAGTTGTGGATTATTAGATAAACCTCCAACACCAGCTGTTATAAGTTTTAAAGCATTTCCAAGAGCAGCAGTTGGTTCTTTAAAGAAATTATTACCAAAACTAATTCCAAATGCTTCTGCTGGGTTTAGTGTTCCTTCACCCCAACTAATTTGTGTTGTATCTGATATCTGTTCTGGTATTGGTAGGTATATTGTATGCTTTACATTTTTTAAATTCCTAAGAGCATCAATTTTATTCCCTATGGTTTCGGATGCTGTTGTTAGTTGAAAGTTTGCCTTATTATTAAGGCTTATTGTATCATCAGAACCCTTTGTACCTATGAAATTATCTAATGTTAAAGGAGGTGGTGTAAACTCAGCAATCTCAATTCTCAAATAGTCAGATTCGTTACCAAGTCTTGCGTATGGATATCTTAAAACTTTGTCTATTCTTCCTGCATTTGGATTAAGAGGTTCATCAGATAAAGTAGCAGAAGCTTCTGCTCCTGCCTGCGCTTGTACGTCTGTATATTCTCCACCGGTGGAAAATGATCCACTAACAGTACGTTCAGCATTAGCAGCAGCACTACCAGGATCGAAATAAGACATCTATATCGGTTTTTAGTTATTTAGTCGGAAGTTGGCAAAAGGTATCATTTGTAAGTCTTTCACTTCTGATGGGTATACTTCATACAACCCACCAGCAACTTCATTCCAAGTATATTGTCTTGTCTCACCCCAATGAAAGTTTAAACCACGGAAACCCCATTGGAATACATCAGTGACAGCAACAAAAGGGTTTTGATCATAGTTTAGTGATGTTGTCTTGGCATTATAAACAAAGACATAAAACTTACCTGCTTCGGGTATCTTTGGTCCTTCATCTAGAACTTCTAGGAGTTCTACCATAATATCATCAGGGTCTCTAGTACCAATAATACTATCACTTATCCCACGGACTCGGTTTACATTTGTATCTGTATCTGTGGGTCTTTTTGCCATTACTTGATACCTAGTTCTTTCTCAGTAAAGACTCTGAACTCATAACCTCTATCAAGACACCATTCTTTTGCTGCCTCCCATTTTGCTTGGTTCTTAGCATATTCATATGCCTCACGAATATAACCTTGAGTTTGTCTCTTTGGTTTTGCTGGAGGAGCAGTCTGACGAAGTGGTTTGATTTCGATAATATATTTCTTTATTTTCCCAGATGACTCCTGAACTTTAATATAAAAGTCTGGGAAGTATCTATGTGGTTTGTTGTCTACTGGAGACCGATACCACACATACATTTCTTCACTACCCCATTCTAAAATATTCTGAGTCAAGTCACAGTATCTCATGAATTTGCGCTCCCAGAGGGAACGATATACTATATTGCTTGGATCACCTTTGTATTTTTTTGGGTTGGAAGGTTGATACTTTCCCTTATATGCCATCTAAATAACTAATAATGTAAGACTCGTATAAGGTATTTAGAGTGGCAGCACCTAGACCAAGAAGGATATCAGATTTTAAACCAGCACTAACTAACTTAGCGCAAACCTCACATTATCAAGTTATCTTCGGTGGTCTTCCACTACGTCTGAGACAGCACTTGAACGTTCGTGGAGTTGGTTATAGGTTCATTACTGAAACATCAGGACTTCTTTGTTACTCTGCTTCTCTACCTGGAAGTTCCCTTGCTACTGCTAATATCAAGGGAAACTATGCTGGAGTCGTTGAGAACATGGCTCATACAAGATTATACACAGAGATAGGTCTTGAGTTCTATGTTGATAATGAATATAGAACAATGAAGTTCCTTGAGCACTGGATGGAGTTCATTGCTAATGGTTCTGGACATAAACAGTCTGCTGAAGACTATTTCTATAGAATGGAGTATCCTGAAGACTATAAGGCAAATGAGACAAAGATAATTAAATTTGACAGAGACTATGCGGAGAATATAGAATATAAGTTTATTGGTTTATTCCCTAGAGATTTGTCATCAGTGCCAGTAAAGTATGAAGGTTCTGAGATATTGAAAGCATCTGTACGCTTCAGTTATGATAGGTACGTCTGTGGTAGGCACGATAGTTACTCTCTCAACAGAGGTAATGATGATAATAAGGAGGAAACTTCAGAAAATAAGTCATCAGGAGCAACCTTTGTTCCCGCTAAACATGGTAGTGGAGTTGGATATAGGAGAATCGAAGATAGAAATAATCCAAATAGTCCCATCTACTATGACAAAGATTTTACCAGACCAGTACCCTAATAAATATCCTTAACTGAACTTTTTGGGTTGTTATGCCTTTACCAAAGATCTCTACACCAACATATGAGTTGGAACTACCTTCTAATGGAAAGAAAATTAGATACCGTCCCTTCCTTGTAAGGGAAGAAAAAATTCTTATCATCGCTATGGAAAGTGAAGATGATAAGCAAATTACTAATGCCGTTAAGGAAGTTATCTCAAACTGTATCTTGACCAGAGGTTTCAAGATCGAACAACTGGCAACGTTTGATATTGAATATCTCTTCTTGAATATTAGAGGTAAGTCAGTAGGTGAAGAAGTAGAAGTTATTATCACATGTCCAGATGATGGAACCACCCAAGTTCCTACTTCAATTAACTTGGATGATATTACTGTTCAAACTGGAAAAGGTCATAGTAAAGATATTAAACTTGACAATGACTTAGTTTTGAGAATGAAATATCCATCAATGGAAGAGTTTATCAAAAGTAACTTCAGCACTGAAGATATCAGTTTGGATACTACGTTTGATCTTATTTCTTCTTGTATTGAGCAAGTTTATTCCGAAGAAGAGTCTTGGTCAGCATCAGACTGCACTAAGAAAGAACTTAGAGAGTTTCTTGAGCAGTTGAGTTCAAAGCAGTTTAAAGAAATTGAGACTTTCTTTGAGACAATGCCTAAGTTGTCACACACAGTTAAGGTTAAAAACCCCAATACTGGTGTAGAGAATGACGTTCTCCTGGAGGGTTTAAATGCTTTTTTCGTTTGAGTATGGCTCATGAGGATCTTGAGTCATACTACAAGATAAATTTTGCCTTGATGCAGCACCATAAATACTCATTGACAGAACTTGAAAATATGATACCTTGGGAAAGAGAAGTTTATCTTACTTTCCTAAAACAATACATTGAGGAAGAAAATTTAAAACAACAGCAAGCTGAACTAAATGGCTGAGTTTTCATCGCCAATCGCAAGTGGGTTAAGAATTAGAAGAAGTAGAGTTTCTTCTTTTACATTTCTAAATCGTTCCCAAGAACAACCAAGGGAAGATTTTAGAACTACACTTGCGCTGCAGCAAAATAGACTTGCTTTTGAAAGCATCAACTCTTCCTTAATAAATCTGTCTGCTCAAGTTTCTGCTTTGAGTGCATCTTTATCAACCATTGGTGAGCAGGTAAGACAAACGTCTGCGGTTGAGCAAGCAAGAGAAGCACAGAAGCAAAGGCAAGAACAGATACTTGCGGAACAACAACTCAGAGAAGGTAAAGAGAGTGTTGTTGAGCGTAAGATGCAAAATGCTCTCATAAGACCTATTCAAAAAGTTGGTCAAAAAGCACAGTTTACTTTAGGAAGACTAGCAAACTTCTTTAATATTCTCATTGGTGGTTTCTTAGGAAATCTAGCAATACAAACTATTAGTGCTCTGGTTACTGGAGATAAAGAAAAACTAGACCAACTGAAGAAAAAGTTTTTAGATAACATTGGAATTGTTGCTGGTATATTCCTAGCACTTAATGGTGGTTTTGGGTTTATATTCAGTATTCTAAGCAGACTAACTGCTAGACTTGCTGGTGCTGCTTTTAGAAATCTTTTAATTAGACCAGTTCAACTACTCCTTGATCTGGTAAGAAATGCAGCGGGAAATTTACTTCCAGGTAGAAATAGAAGAAACCCAAATAGGAATAGGAATAGGGGTAATAATACTCTTCCTGGAGGCGGAGGTAGAAACAGTCCAGGATCAAATACTGGTGGTCGAACTGGTCCAGGAGGAACAAGACCACGAACAAGACCACAAACACAAAGACCAAGAGTTCCTAGGGGAAGACCTGGTGTTGGTGGGTTTTTAAATACTCTACCTTTTATTTTTCAAGGTGTTAATGATTTAACTTCCGGTGAAAGTTTTAATAGTACTATTGGTGGTTTGGGTGGTCTTGCTTCACTATTACTACTCCCACCAGTTTTAAGATTGCCCGCATTCATATTTGGTGGTGGTGCAGCATCAGATCTTGGTAGACAAGTACTGACACCTACATTATCAAAATTATTCCCTCAGTTAGATAGAAATGCACAAGGAGATCTTATTGACTCTCTAGAAGATTCTGCACTAGGTCAACTTGACATAAATGGCAACCGAAACAATGATCTTCCACAACTAAGAGATGAACAGGGTAACGTTACTATTATCAATGGTGGAAGTTCTCAAAGTGGGCAAGGAAGTGTTCCTGCTGTATCTGGTGATGCAAACTATCTTCCATCAGTTGGGAGTTCTAACCCAGATAATTTCTATGTGTTATACTCACAAATCCAATACAACGTGGTAGGATAAGATGGCATATAGATCTTCTCTAAACCTATCTAGCATCAATAAATCTCTGAAGTCTCTCAGTGCTAACATTAGTGATGCACGTAAGTCTGCCCAAAACGTTGGGCAAACTATTTTAGATACGAATAGGCAAAAAAGAAAAGCAATATCTAGAAATAGTTCCCTGTTCCGTAGAAGAAGAGAAGCAGCTAGGAGAAAAGAAAGAGAGGATATTGTAGAAGCTTCTACTATTACTGGTGCTGTCAATAGAACAAAAACAGCAGTCGTTAATAGTTCAAAAGGATTTCTTGGTAGAATATTAGACTTCCTCGGTACTCTATTAGTTGGTTGGGCAATTATCAACCTACCAAATATCATCAAGATGGCAGAAAACTTGATGAAGAGAATGAAGGAATATTTCTTAGTATTAGAAGACTTCAAGAGTGGTCTACAAGAGTTCTTGATAACATTTGGTGATACTGTAGGGCAGGTAACGAGTAGCATATCAAACTTTGACTTTATCAGTACTGCCAGAATAATGAGAACCCAAATGGGTAAGATGAAAACTTCATTTGAAAGGATGGAGAACTCTTTGAATAGAGCTTTAACTATGTTGAGGCAAGATGCTTATAAAATTCTTGGTATTGACCCACCAGAAGAAGAAACTACCGAAAGTGAAGGTTCGGAAAATGAGGGTAGAACATCTGGTCAAGTTAAGGGAAGTGGTACAAGAACAGGAACAAGAGAAGAAAGAGCGATGCTTGATGCCATCGCTTTTGCTGAAGGAACAAGAGATCAAGTAGATAATGGATATAGAACCCATTTTGGTTTTGATACCTTTGATGATTATTCTAAACACCCAGATATAGTAAAACACGCTGGTGGTTATTCGAGTGCTGCAGCTGGTAGATATCAATTCATGCCAGGTACTTGGAATGGATACGCCAAAAAACTTGGACTAAAAGACTTCAGTCCTATTAACCAAGACCTTGCTGCTCTAGCATATGCAAAAGATCTTGGTGTAACTCAAGCACTTCTTAAAAAAGAAGGAATGAGTGCTGAAGTTTCTAGAAGACTTGGAAGAGCATGGGCAGCGATGTCTGGTTCAAACCTTAAGCAACCCCAAAAATCACTGGCATCCATACAACAAGCATATGAAGCATCATTAGGTGCTCAACCAAAACAGACAACTCCACCACCAGCACCATTACCACAAAACCAAAATGGAATAGTTTATCTTCCTGGTGGCAAGTATGCATTGTTTGGTGGTCAAAGATATTCTGTCGATCCAAATAACCCAGAAGATCTTTTATATCCTGAAGATGGAAGAACGACTCCATCCCAGAATGAGTTAGATTACGCATCTAAACAAGCACAAAAAGCCAGTAATGTCAAACAAACTCCAGTTTCAGAACCAAAAAATCTACCAACAAAGACAAATAGAAAGGCATCAGATCCATTCTTTGACCCAAGAACTGGTGGAACACTAAAACCTGGGATGAAAGTAGATGTGAAGAAAAGTTATGCAAGTGAGATTGCTATGGCAAGAAAGAAAAGACCAACCAATGTTGTTATCATTAAAGAAAAAGAATTTATCAATAAACCAGTACCATTGCCTGGTGGAACCCCAATGGAGAAT